GGCGCTGTGGGTGGGAGTGCGACGTGGATTCAGTCCCGACGGTCGGCAGGTGGAGGAGCCAACCGTCTGGGTGGTGTACCAGGAGCGGTACATGTCGTCCGGGCTGACCGGATGCGTGGCATTCAGCCCGGAAGGATGGCGCGCGCTCAACCGGGCAGTCGAGTGGCGGCTCCAGCACTTCGAGGTGGGTGAGGAGGTGATGCCACCTGACGCCGACGGATGAACCTGACCAGAAGCGATGGCCTCAGTTAAAGCGCCCGTCCGGTGCAGTTAGCCGGACGGGCGCTTGCGTGCTAGCCCTTCGCCCAGCGGACTGGCAGGACCTCGGCCTTGACCAGCAGCGGGACACGGTACCTGCCCCGCACAGACATGACATCTTCTATTGTACGGCAGACTTCATCCGCCTCATCCTTGTGCACTTCGAACAAGATTTCATCGTGAATCGGAAGGAGCATGCAGTCCCCGAGCCCGGCAGCATCCAGTTCCAGCATCGCCATCTTGAGCACCTCGGCACCCTCAGCCTGGATCACGCGGTTGACCGCCACGTACTCCTTGCCCGGCTCGACCGGCAAGTAGCGCCGGAGGCCAGACCGCACAGCAGGGCGTCCCTCTCGCGCAGCTGTTCCCTTAGCCTCGCGCACAATAACCCGGGTAAACTCCTTAAGGCCAGGGTAGTGAGCATCGAATGCCTCCTTGACAGGTCGCATCACCTCGTACGACACGCCTGCCGTTTGTGCCATCTTAGCAATCCCGGCACCGAAGCATGCACCGTACACCACGTTCTTGCACAGCTGCCGTTCCTGTTCCTTCTTGCTGATGTGCCTAGCCCAGATCTGAGAGGCAATCCCGGCGAAAAAGTCAGTGCCGCCCGCATCCGAGTCGAGGAACATCTGTATCATGCCCTCGTCCTGAGCATAGTGCGCAGCCAGGCGTCCTTCCAGCTGACCGTAGTCCGCGCTGATGAATACGTGATCCGGCCGGGGGATGAAACTGCCCCGGATGAACGTGTCATCCCGGCTGAGCGTCTGCAGCGCAGGCGAGGTGATGCTCATCCGGCCAGTGATCGCCTCGGCCTGCCAGATCTGGCAGCGCACCACGTCATCGGCATCCGCGCTCTTGATGAAGTTGTCCAGATAGGACGACATCATCTTCTCGGCGTGCCGTACGCCGAGCACCTGCTCCGCTATCTCCCGTGCCTGCGGAGTCGATCCGAAGTCGCGGACGCGTGCCAGGAATTCCTTGTCCATCTTCGGCAGCCCGGACTTCGGGGTGAACTCCGTTGGCGGCTCACCATGTTTTTCCAGTGCGGCGGAAATCTGCCGGGCACTGAGCACGCTGGTGATGCCGTAGGCTGCGTCCAGCCAGGTGCGCGCTTCCGAGGCGTAGGTTTCCAGCTTCAGCCGGGCCTGCGTGATGTAGGCGGGGTCGATGAGGATGCCCTTGAGCATCATGTTCACGCAGATCTTGTTGACTGCCAGCTCCACGTCGTACGCCTCGGGACAGCTCGCCATCACACGCGGGTACAGATGCGACCATAGCCTGCTTGTCAGCACCGGGTCCAGGGCTGAGTACGCCCAGTACGGAGCGAAGTCATAGGGAACTGACCCCCAGGTCCAGCCGTTCCTCTTCATGCCGTCATCCAGGGCACGCTGACCGGAGTCCGCCTTCGGGTCGATCAGCCGCCGCGATAGCGGCTTCAGCCCGCGCGCTCGCATCGGATCATCCAGTGCGGCTAGGATCAGCGTATCGTGCAGCCGGTGCCAGGGCAGGTCAATCCCGCCCTGAATCGACAGGAACCTCCAGTCGTGCGGGAGGTTGTGGAGGACCATCGGTCCCTCGTAGCTGCGCAGCACCTCCTGCGCCAGTCCGCCCCACAGCGGCCACGGAATCGCCCAGCCGGTGTCCTGATCGCCCACCTGCACCAGCCTCAGGCTGTCACTGCTCGGATTCAGTCCCGACGACTCAGTGTCCACGCCTAGAATCTCGCGCCGCTCCCCCAGCCAGCGCTTGAGTGCGAGAGCCTCGTCCAAGTTAGTGACGAGGTGCAATTCCACCGCTTCTAGTGGTGAGGCTCCCACAAGTTCTCGCTTCCTTCCGGCGTCACTGCCCTCAGCATAGCACGCTTCACTTATGAAATGCAGTGTAGATACCGATTGCCAGCACGATCGCAGCGATCACCAGGGCGAACAGCTGCATCCGTGCCTGTGACGCCTGGATGCGAGCCTGCTCAATCGCCACCAGGTCCCGGTCGGAGGAGGACGTTTCCACCTTCGAGGATTTCTCGCCCTGCTGCTGGTACTGAGCGGCACGCAGGTCTTCGATCGACTTGGTGATCGGGGCGAGCGCCTGGGCGAGGGCATCGGCGGTGGCGATGCGCGCCTGCTCCACCTGGTTGCGGAGTGCGTCGGCTGACGCCTGCTGCTGCGTCGCCAGGGTGGACGCCTGCGCCGCCGACACCTCCGCCGCTCGCGCAACCGCGCTGACGTCAACCTGCCGGATCGCGTCGATGCGAGCTGACTCCTGCGTTCGCAGCTTCTCCTCGTAGCTCGCCCGGATAGACATCAGCTCGCGGATGTGACTAGATTCGGCGACGCGCAGGTCATCCTGCCGCTGGATAGCAGCGCGGACCAGGGCGTCCACGTTCTTGGTCGGGTCAATGACCTGATTGCCCTGCCGGTCCACGCCAGGGCCAGAGCTAGGGCCGGAACTCAGCCCTTCGTGCACCACGTCATTGTCAGGCATGCTACGACCGCGCGTATATCTTTCCCGTCGGAGGTTTCTTATGAGCGCAGAAGCACCACGTCAGGCCGGGGCAGCCATCTCGGTGCCTCGCCTCCGCTTCCGCGTCCTTTCCCTCTAGGTACAGGGCGGCACCTTCCCGGCACGCCTTGCAGATCATGCGTCCTCATCCTCCTCATGCGCAATGCAGTCCCAGTAACAGGCACTGTAGCCAGCGATGTCCATCACCGAGTCCATCTTACTAGGCGTCCACACCAGGCGGCTCAGCTTCAGGCAGATCTGGATGACAGCCACGTCCCGGGGCATCAGCATCCGGCCGCCCGGACCCGGACCTCGGTAGCCCAGGGCGTTCAGCATCTCCGCGATGCGGGCGAAGTCCTGATGAGGTTCCCCGTATTCCGCATTCCGTTCCTGAGTGACCAGCTGCTTAGCTCCGTCAAGCAACTGCTCCCGGAAGTCGTATCGTCCCGTTGTCACCATCGCCGCCCTCTTGCTCGATCACCCGTGCCAGGTGACGCTTCTGCGCAGCGACCATCACGGCCTGCGTCTCGAACACGTCCTTGGTAAAGTGCTGGATGGCGTAGATGCTCGCCATCGCCGTGTCCGCCAGCTCCGCGAGCAGCTTCACCCGGGCACCGGGATGCTCCGTTTTGCGCGGATTCTGACCGGTCCACAGAATCATCTCCGACACCGCCTCGCCCACTTCCTCGGCTAGCTTAGCGACACGTGCCTAGTCCTGTGCGAGCGGCTGGTCCTTGTACCGCTGTGCCGTCATCTCATCGATGTGCGCGTCCACCTTCTTCACGACCTGCGGGATTATCATGACGATCATTGACTCAGGCTCCATTCGCGTCTCCTCTAGTTCTAGGTTGACCGGTAATCCACTCCACTCCCTGCCGGCACCCAGGTTCACACTTAGCCATTCGCTCCCAGTATCTTTCGCAGTGATTGCTCGTCGGCTAGAATTTCTTCGATGCGGAACGCCTTGACCTCAAGTATATCACGGACGCGCTGCTCTATACTGTTGGGTGTGACCTGCTCGATTATGCGAATCTCATCGTGGATCTCAGATCCTATGCGGTGGATGCGATCGACAGCTTGTTCGTTAACTTGGGGGCTCCACGCTTTTTGCATGAAGCATATGACATTCGCTCGTGTCAGGGTCAGGCCCTCCGCTCCGGCTCCCAGTGTCATCAGTATGACACGGATGCGCCCGTCCTGGAAGTCCTGGACCGCCTTCGCCCGCTCGACGGTGGACTGCGCCCCGGTCACCAGCCCATGCCGGATCTTCTTCTCCGTCAGCCTCGCTGCTGCAAGCTCGATTAGCTTCCGCGACACCGCTGCCACAACCAGCGGCTCATCCTCGTCCATCTCGCCCAGCAGGTCCAGCAGGTCATCGACTTTAGACGACGGATTCTTGAGCTGCACCTCGCCCGCCTCATCAATCATAGCCGAGGACGACGCAAACTGCAGCAATCGCGTGGCCTGCGCAAGTGCGGACGGGGCACTGAGTATCTCACCGTCGTCGAGGACGGTAAGCAGATTCTTCTCCATCTGCTGGTAGGCTTTCGCCTGCTTCGGGGACATCGGAGTCTCGCGTACCGAGGGAGGCAGCTTCGGCGGGAGCTGCGGCAGCACGGCACTTTTCAGCATCCGGCGGAACGCGGGCTCAGTGATCGCCCGGAATTCGGAGGCAGTCTCCGGCTTGAGACCGAGGATTTCTGTTCCGCCGAACCAGTTGTACCCGATTAGCCCGTATCTAGTGAGGTAGCGGGTGTAGCGCGGGTGCCAGTCAGGCTGGATACCGTGCAGCAGACCCCACAGATCCCCGACGTGGTTGTTGACGGGGGTGCCGGTCAGCAGGAACCGGAACTCTGCGTCGTGGAGGACAGCCCACGAGCTGCGGGTGAGGGCAGTGTCCGCATGCCGGAGGCGGTGTGCCTCATCACAGACAACAGTGCGATAGCCCGCCTCGTTCAGCTCCTTGCGCGCCTTCTGCTTGTCACTGAGCCGGATGGTGCCGTAGCCTGCTTCGCGAGTGTGCAGCCGCAGTGACTCGTAGTTGATGACGGTCACGTCGGTGGCTGACTCAATCTGCTTGCGGCGGGCGGGTGCTGTTCCGCCGACCACCGTGACCGACAGTTCGGGTGCCCAGGCTGCCAGCTCCTTCGCCCACACCGTATTCTTGAGGCTGTTCGGGCAGATGATGAGGGCGGGATACGGATCCAGACCCATCCGCTGCAGCACCTGCAACGTCCTGATTGTGACCGGTGACTTGCCAGATCCCGGCTGGTTCCCCAGAATCGCCTGGCCGCAGGTGACCAGGAAGGCGACGTCAGCCTGCTGGAACGGCTTGAGCTGCAGCTCACCCCCGGCCTCGATCTTGTCCAGCCATTGTTTCACGTGAAACGCGACTTCATCAGTGCTGCTGTCAGGTAGCTCCAGCAGTTCGCGCAGCGCCATCGCGGGGTCGATCCGGGTGTTCTTCACCTGCCAGGCCCACTCCTGCAGTTCCGGCGTCAGGTCGAGAGCGGAGCCGAACAGGCTGCGGAGCTGGAGCGCTGCCGCCCAGGTCAGCGGCATCCGCCACAGCTGCAGGTTCTTATCCCAGCGGGAGCCGGGGATCTGCATGACCAGATCCCTTTCCGCATAACTGCAGGTGAGGATGATGGTATCCTCGTCAAGCCCCGCTACTGACATCCCGCAGTCGCTCCTTCAGTTCCTCGGGAAGCAGATCGTTAGTGATAGCCCAGGTCGCAAGATGACCTGCTGCATCCATTCCGTGCTGCTGTCCGGCCCGGTACCATCCAAGTGTTTTCAGATGCTTGAGCCCTAGCCTCCGTGCCGAGGGGGGCTGGGACGGGAGCATCGCCACGTTATGCTTAACTGTGAGCCATCTTAGCATACCAATGACCATGAGTGCGGATCCATCGTGCTTTATCTGCCTACCAGGCGTGATCGTGAACTGCTCGTACCCAAGGTAGAAGTCACTACCATAGCGTGTCACAAGGTCCTCGACAAGGGCTCCGGTCTCGCGGAACTGAAGTTGCGTACTATTGAATCTCTGTTCGACGAAATCCCACAGCGCCAGTCCGGTTGTGCCGCCAGGATCCGCCCACAGAGCGGCCCGCATCGACCTTGACTGCTCAGTCATATCCCTTGCTCCTTAACTAAAACCGGTCTACTATGAATGAACAGCACCGGAGGGAGTCACGTGGAGCAAGAGCCGAGAATCTGCGAGCAGTGCGGCAAGGAGATACTGCGTCGTGACGGGGAGTACGTGAGTCAGTACAAACGACGTCGTTACTGCAGTACAGATTGCAGAAAGACCGGATCGGCCAGCAAGAGGAAAGCAACACAGGAACCATCCTACGCGACACTTCACTATCGTGTCTACCGTGCACGCGGCCGAGCCGCAGACCAGATATGTGATCATTGCGGTAATCCTGCGAAGGAGTGGGCGACAGTGCACAACACGGATGGCCTAGACCCGATGACGGACTACATCCCGCTCTGCCGTAAGTGTCACCTAGCCTACGATGACGTAAACTATCGCAAGGTAGCAACACGCAGGGCACAGGGAGGTTATGTAAAGACACCCGCGCAAATAGAAGCTATCAGTCAGGGATTCCGCCGGATGTGGAGCAAGATCCCGCCAGAGGAGCGAAGTGAGATCATGCGTCAGCGATGGGAGGTAAGTCGAGCAAAAAAAGCAGCTCTTCAGGAAACGGACTTGCTACCGGAGCAGGAAGCTGATACACTCAGTCATATCAGCACGGAGGGAAACGAGGAAGGTAATGACTGAAGCACCACCGCCAGGGGTGACGTTTCTCATCCACGGGTTTTCCAAGCACGGTAAGAGCTGGCTAGGAGACACAACTCCGGGGCCTCGGCTAGTGCTGGACGCTGAGACAGGCAGCCGGTTCACTCCTAGCCGTAAGATCCTGTGGGACCCGACAAGGGATCGCCCGCCGAAGGCTGACGGCACCTGGGACACTGCCATCGTGCCAGTCCGGCAGTTTCGTACGATGAGCAAGGCGTACGAATGGCTCCTAGCGGGGGATCACGATTTCGAGTCAGTAGTACTGGACAGTCTGAGCGAGGTCCAGACCAAGATCCTGGATGACCTGACCGGCATCAACGCTCCGAAAATGCAAGACTACGGTCAGTTGCTAAGGATCTCCACAGATCTGATCAGGAAGTTCCGAGATCTTGTCACGCATCCGACCAGGCCGTTGCAGTGCGTGATGATGATAACGATGACCAAGCTCGGGCAGGACAACATTTACCGTCCGCTGCTCATCGGCCAGCTTGCTTCCGTCGCCCCCTACCTAGTAGACTGCGAGGGGTTCATGGTCAAGGCTCCGCAGGAGGACGGCTCCATCGTGTACAGGCTGCTGACAGGCACGTTCCAGGGGTACGAGACGGGCGACCGTCTAGGTGGTCAGCTCGGGGAGTACACTGACAATCCCAGGATCGAAGATCTAATCAAGAAGATTCACAACGACACGAAGGAGCCATAGCGAATGAGTGTTCTAAAATGGTCGGAATGGTTGGCGGCGAGTGACGAGGCTGGCTTCAGCGCCATCCCCGCAGGCGACTACGACATGTACATCGAGTCCGCCGAGGCCACGCAGGCGCAGAGCAGCGGCAAGGACATGGTAAAGCTCGTCGCCAGGGTAGAGGCCGGACCGCACGAAGGTGCGAAAATCTTCTCGAACCTAGTCGTCAGTCCCGAGAATCCCACCGCCCTCAGCTTCCTCATCCGCAAGCTCGCGGCTCTTGGCCTCGACCGGGAGTATCTCGCCAAGAACCCGTCTCTCGAAAAGATCGCCAGCGACCTAGAGCACCGTCGCTTCCAGGGCAAGGTGACCGTCAGGCAGTGGAACGAGCAGGATCGCAACGACCTGGACTCGTTCCGTCCTCCGGCCGACGGCAACACGCACCGCGCCTCCGGCTCCATCCCCGACACCGCCTTCGGCGTGTTCATGCCGACCCCGGGCAACGGCGTCACTCCGCACGCCTCGCACCCCTCACACCCCGCTCACCACGGGGCGGGCAAGGGTCCGGAACTGCCCTTCTAGTGTATCCCCGGTGCTATACAGTGCTATAATAAGTAAGGCATAGCCCGCCGTACGCGGGGACAAGGAAGCAGTATGACTACAACTCTAGCACCGCCCCCCGCGTACGGCGGCTTCACCGAGGTGGCCCGGCGCCTGACTGACGCCGGGCCGCGCAGCGTTTCCCGGCAGGGCGTGCGAGCCTGGTGGCTGCGGCGTGAGCGCAGCCAGTTCCCGGACTATCACCACCTGGATGGTGACGGTTTCAAGCAGTGGAACATCGCCGAGGTTATCGACTGGTACGCACGGTACGTCCCCCCGTCGGTCACCCACTGGGGGGTGAGGAACAGGAAAGGAAGACTCACACCTGCATGAGCAAACGGCTGTTCACGTCAGACCCGCATGTCGGCCATATCCTTCTGTCCGCTATCAGGGGGTTCGCTAGTGTCGAGGAGCACAACGAGGTAATAATCGAGCGCTGGAATAACACGGTCGGCGTCAAGGACACTGTGTTCGTAGCAGGGGATGCCGTCATGGGACGCCGGAGCATTTCACTCCAGCTGTACACCCGGATGAACGGGATTAAGCACCTGATCACCGGTAATCACGACGACTGCTGGAGCGGGCACCCCAACTCATGGGCTAAGCACGGGGAGTATAAGAAGGTTTTTGCTTCCATCCAGCCGTTTCTCCAGGTGACGATTGACGGCCAGCTGGTCCTGATAAGCCACTTCCCGTACACGGCGGATTCTATTCACCGGCCGCAGTACAACCAGTACCGCCTCCGGGATGAGGGAAACTGGCTGCTGCACGGTCACACGCACAGTTCCGTCCGGAGAACATCCGCCCGGGAAATACATATCGGCATGGACGCCTGGGACCTCACGCCGGTAGCAGAAACCAGGATCGTAGCAATGATGCGGGCACAGCTAGCACAGGAAAGAAATGGTGAAGGGAATGCGACCCTATCTCCGTCAGACATTCAGGTCCCTCCAGCGACGGCAGCTCCCTCCGCTCCCGTCATTCCGGGGGATGCCCAGGCCGACTCAGGAGCGCCTGGAGCGCCTGGTCACCATCAGTGAGCTACAGCGGCTGCGGGAATTGCCTCCGCTGCCGCCTGATACCCGCAATGCGGCACAATGACGCCCCCCGTACAGTAGGCTAGTACTAGTACCGCAACGCAGCCGGGTGCAACGGGAACCCGGTGCAAAGGAAGGATAGGCAAGCGTGTCAGACACGGAAGTAAAGGCTCTGCCCGCAACTCCCGCCGCCCGTCAGATGGCGGAAGCTGAACTGAAGAAGAGGATACTGGAGAATCTTGCCGCGCTGGGCGGCCAGGTGTCCGGTGAGGACACCATCGTTTACGAAGGGACCGGGTTCCGTTTCCCGGCCTCCTTCGAAGGCGACCTCGCCGGGGTGATGCGTCACCTGGATGAGGTGCGGCGCTCGGAAGAGAAGAAGATCGTTTTCAAGCGCATGTTCCCGTACCGGATGATGGACGGAGCTGTCGCCTTCAGCCGGGCCATGTCCGAGCTGTTCGGAGCGCAGGGGATCGGCATGGTCACCAGGACCATGTTCGGGGACATACCGCCGGAGATTCAGTCGGTCGAAACCGGCATCGGAGAGCACACCGAAGCTCCGTGGGGCAAGGTCGGGTTCACTGCGCTCGACGCAGTGTTCACCGTCAAGTACACGTCCCACCCGGAGCTGGGTTACGTCTCGGAGATTACCTGCGAGGCACCCCGCAAGCACCGGCGCAAGATTGAGGGCTTCTTCGACGTTGTTGAAGCGCACCTGCGCAACAACAGCATATACCGGGGCAAGGCGATTACGGCAGCAAGCACCCCCGGGTTCTTCAATGCGTTCTCGGTCCGCCCGGAAAGCGTCGTCTACACGCCTGCCGTCATGAGGCAGCTGAGTGCCAACGTCTGGACGCACATCCGGTACGCGCAGCAGCTGCGTGACATGAACCGGTCGCTGAAGCGGACCGTGCTGCTGAAGGGGCCGTACGGCACCGGCAAGTCGCTCGCCGGAGTGCTCACGGCGCAGATCGCGCTTGAACACGGCTGGACGTTCATCATCGTCCGATCCGAGGACGACCCGCTGCAGGCGCTGCAGACGGCAAAGATGTACGCCCCGGCAGTCGTGTTCATCGAGGACTTCGAACTCCTTACCGAGGGCAAGTCCAGGGAAGAAGTAGACCGGATCCTCGACCTCATGGACTCGGTGAGCACCAAGGGACAGGAGGTTATCGGGCTGCTCACGACCAACTTCCTCGAAAAGATCGACAAGGCCGCACTCCGGCCAGGCCGGATCGACCACATCATCTCCATCGAGGGCCTGGAAGGGGACGGGTACACCACCCTGGTCAAGTCCATCATCCCGGCCGCGCAGCTAGCTGCGGACGTCAACTACCAGGCGGTAGCTGAGGCTTTCAAGGGATTCTACCCGGCTTTCGCTAGCGAGGCAGCCGGAAAGGCGATCCTCTACAGCCTAGACCGGACCGGCGGTCGGCTGGACACCATCACTACCGAGGACCTGCTCGCCGCAGCAGCCGGAGTTCGTGAGCAGCTGGAAGTCCAGCAGGCTGCTCACGAGGCATCGCACCGGCAGCCCGGGATCGATGAACTGCTCGTAGAACGGATGGAGAACGTGCTGCGCCGCACCATGTACGAGGGCGACTACATGGTGGTTCAGCCCCGCAGGTAGAACACCGCTTGCATGATCGGCAGTAGTTCGCTATACTGACAGAGCGCCCCGGCCGGACGTCCACCCCATCCCCACGGCGGCCGGGGCGCTCCTCAGCATGCAGGAAGGAAAATAGTGCTCCCGCACAAGGAGATCGTGTTCCCAGCAGTCGACCTGTCCGATGACGACGGGGACCCGGTATGGCCGATGCGTCATGAGATTTACGAGCAGGAAAAAGCGGAGGGGGAGCACCACTACCGATGGCTGTGCCCGCCCCGCGTGCATCATAACTTCTGGGAGGTAGTGAAAGGAGCCTGGGATGAAACTTCACGTGCGTATGAAGTCAATCCGGACAGTTTTCATGACAGCTGGCACTACCTCAACGATCACCCGATGTTCTGGAAATTTACAGAACACCGCAATTCGGACAAGCCGAAGAATCATGTTTCCATGCTGGAAAGAGATTGCGGATTCGGCAGCAACAGCATTGATGTCATGGTCGTGCTAGTTGACGGGACAGGAACGATCAACGAGGACGACTCGCTGAACACACAGACGGAGGTCTGGCTGGAAACAGGCAAGTGGAACCTGTTCGCCGATGACCACGAGCACAGCAGCGTCCACTGCCACTGGCACGACATCGAGCTGGACTGCGGCGGTCCGACATATGAAGCTGCCGTCATCACGCTTGCCCGTCTTGTCTGGGAGAAGTACGGGAATGACCGGCTGATCGCAGACGCCCCGCCCGTGTCGCCCATGTCGCCCGTGCAGTCATAGTTGCATCCACTGCTCGCAGCTGCTAGGTTTAGCACATGCCCGCAACGGGCATGCAACCGGAAGGACAGTACCGCATGTTTTCTCGCAAGGCTATCGCGACCACGGTCGCAGTTGCCGCAGCCCTCGGAGGTGTGGCACTCGCGTCTGGCAGTGCCAGCGCCTCCACGCACTCTCCGCAGTTTCGGAGGGCGACGGCGACGGTGACAGCGACGCCAGACATGTTCCGCTCTCTCGGCCAGGGTGCGGTGAACACCTCCAACGGTGAGGCTGGGTACTTCACCTGGGCGAGTACGGCGTTCCAGGAGGTGCAGACCAACCTCACGCCACTTGCCCCAGCAGAGCAGGCAGGAGCTAACGGCTCGCTGGGCATCGAGCTGACCAGCGTGGTGGGTGCCAACGCCAACGGGAACATCCTGCCCGGCACCGTCCCGGGCTCCCTGTCCTGTAATCTCGCGCAGCTGGGTTTCGTGTGGAACCCCGCCGAGCAGGCATACGACGTGTGGGAGGCTACCGGCACCACCACGTACGACCCCACCGCCACTAACCCGTACCTCGGCGGCACCAAGGTCAACGTCTGCACCAGTGGCGGCGCGCTCAACCCCGCCCCGGGCACCACGTACCAGGACGGCTTCACGGTCGTCACGGACACCACGTCCCAGGTGCTCGGCGATGACAGCAGCGGCGAAGGCATCGCTGTCGGCCAGCAGGTGTTTCTCCAGCTGGAGAAGCACGGCAGCGACTTCACCGCGTCGGCCTGGGACACCAACCCCAACGACGACAACACCGGCGGTCCAGTGGACGTGGCCTTCCCCGGCACCTTCGGCTCGGCGCACTGGGCTGGTGCCGGAACCGTGGTTGACATCACTGACCGCACGCCTGCCACACCTCTCTCGGGCGAGGAAGCCATGTTCAGTGAGCTGCGCGCCGCCAACGCGACGCACACGACGCACGGTCGGAACCACGCTTACACGCTGAAGATCTTCAACACCTGGCTGAGTCAGGAGGTGGTGTCCTCGGCGAACGGCACCAGCGCTGATGCGCCTGCCGTGACCCCGGCTAACTCACTCGTGGTCAAGACCGGCCCCGGTACCTTCAACCTGTACACCGGGTCACCTGTCGG